CGGAGAGGCAACGGAATCACAGCGACCCAGTAACTTTCTGAGAAGCGCTAACGTTAAACGATTCATAAGAGCACTACAGGCCAAAGCTCAAAAAAGCGCTTCGGAACAAATTCAACCACTTAGAGTATGGTGGTGACATGAACCCAAAAAACATTCCCCAACTCCACCATGGCGACTGCCTGGACATCATGCCAACACTGAAACCCGGCAGCGTTGACCTTATCGTCTGCGATCCGCCTTACGGTACGATGAAGGGCGCAGGGCTGGATACATGGGGCGCCGCGACCACGCAATGGGACGTTGCCATTGAGACGGAGGCGCTGTTTGCCGCGTGCGAACGTGTACTCAGGGTTAATGGCGCGCTGGTACTGTTTGCCATGGAACCCTGTACCAGCCGGCTGATAACACAGGCGCACAGTAATCTGCCGTTCAGTTATCGCATGGTGTGGAAAAAAGAGCATTTCGGTAATCCCCTGATTGCCAGGAATGCGCCGGTCTCATACTTTGAAGACATTCTGGTTTTTTTTAAAAAATACGAAACAAACCTCATGAACCCTTTGCGTGAATATTCCCGCAGGGTAAAAGCGTTTACCGGGGCGACTGCGGCACAGGTAGAGCGTGTGCTTGGTCACAGGGGAGCCGACCACTTCTGGGGCGCTGACGCTGTTCAGTTCTCACTACCCACACGCAGTACATACGACAAACTGACCGCTGCCTATAACCTGTCCGCCATGCCGGGCTTTATGACGTATGACGAGATGAAGCACAGCGAAATGGCATTACCCGGGCGCGTTTTCAGGCTGCCGCCGGGCAAAAAACACAAATCCAATATTCTGGAGTACGCCCGCGACCGGGACAAATATCACCCGACCCAGAAGCCGGTGGCGTTACTGGAGGATTTGATTCAGACCTACAGCAACCCCGGCGATACGGTGCTGGATTTTACGATGGGAAGCGGCTCAACGGGCGTTGCCTGTATCCGTGCCGGACGGCGCTTTATCGGTATCGAAAAAGAGCAGAAGTATTTTGATATTGCCGCAGACCGTATCGCCCGCGCCGAAGGGCGGGAGGTAGCCGCATGAACCGAATCACCACTGGCGCGGTTGCTGTGCTGCTGATTGTCGTCGCAGCGCTGGCATGGACTGCCGACCATTACCACGGCAACGCGGTGAAATATAAATCACAGCGTGATACCGCCACGCACAACCTGAAACTGGCGAACGCGACAATTACCGACATGCAGACCCGCCAGCGCGACGTTGCCGCCCTTGATGCGAAATACACAAAGGAGTTAGCCGATGCACAGACTGAGAATGCTGATTTGCAGCGCCGCCTTGCTTCTGGTGGCCGGGTGCGCGTCAAAGGACGTTGTACAGTGCCAGCCAGTACCACATCCGCCACCCCCGGCAGCGTGGGCAATGCTGCCACCGTCGAACTCTCTAACGTTGCTGGACAAAACGTTCTCGATATCCGCGCCGGAATCATCAGTGACCAGGCAAAACTGAAGTATTTGCAGGACTACATCAGAGCACAGTACCGGTAGCCCCACAATGTAAAATACTCAGAAAAGCGCCTGTTGCGGTGTTGCCTTTGGATCGTATTCAGATACGGTAACGCCAAGTGCCTGTTCGAACCAGGAAGCCACCAGATGGCGGTGACAGAACTCCCCTGGCTTCTCCCAGCACAACAAAACAGGTTCATAACCTCCCGTCATGGCGTGAAGTTCATCCCACGTTCGTTGTGGATCGAGAGGCGCGAGAATTTCATTTCTGAATAACTCGTTATATTTTGCTTCTGAAACAGAATTAAACCAGGGACCCGGAGCCAGTTTGTTATAAATACGATAACCGGCGGGTGTGTTGCGTGGAGCATATCTGGCGATGCTGATTCGACCATCGCCCTTATAGAGTGAAAAGCAGGATGTTTTCATTGAGTACCTCATGATTGTGGTTGTTACAAGGGGTAAATGATTATCCGGGGTTATGACCAGATTGCTGTATATCCGGAAGCCATTTTAAAACCTCTTTTTTGAAGGTGTTGCCACCAGGTGAGTTCCTGATGGCTGTTTTGTTATCAGCAGTACAGGGTTAACAGTGCAGGTTTTTCGTTGTTTACGTTACCCTGAATAAAACCGATTTTTTCACCTTCCGGGTTGTAGAAAAATACGGTTGTTTGAAGGTAATCGAGTTTCATTTTTCTCATTTTTGCCGGGTTTAAATTAAGTTCTTTTAAAATATTAATTGCTGCGTTGATGTTTGATTTTGCTGTAGTGGTTTTAACTGCCAGTTCAATATATTGATAGGTCATGATGGCTTCCTTTATTTATTCTGTTGGTTAATGTGTTTTCTATATTTTTATTATATCAATTTAGCGCTGTTAGTACAGTGTTTTAAGTGAAAAATATCTTATTTATCATTAACTTACTGTGGTTTTGTTATGTTTGTAGGGTCATTGCCTAAAAAATTAATCACGCAGATGCTGACTAATGTACAGCTCAAGCCAGATGTATATATCGGTTGTTCCGGTTCATTCAGAATTGAGCACGCCATTAAAAATATGATGCCGGAGAAAAAAGTGTACGGTAATGGTGTCTCATTGCTCTCGTGTGCAGTGGGATATTTGCTCACAGGGAAACGGATGGACGTGGAATTTACCGGGAGGCTGGAGCCACTCAATCAACTTCGCGGTGATGTAGTGGCAAACACATCTGCAATATGCCTTGCGGTAATGTTGTCCCGGTTTAAAGGCAATAATCAGTACAGCCAGGCACACTTTGCTCATATCCTGTGTAACCTGAAGGAATACCACAGTGCTGAAAAAGAGAAGCTGCTGCGTTACACCGACGGCTTCACCCTTGATGGCTTTCACGCAGGAGATTTTCATCATCAGATTGATGCAGCGAGAGAAAATGGCGGCACCCTTATCATGTTCGCGCCAACCTATAAGGGCGGATATGAAAACCTTTACAAATTCGTAAACGAGAACACGAAATGGGATTCCCCCTCTTACGGAGTATGGGACCCTGAGAATATTGGCGATCTGGTCCTTGAACTACAGGACAATAATCAGCATTTTGTGATCATTACCGATCGGCGGCTGGAAAGCGTGGAGCCACGGATGATGTTTGCCGGAGGCAATAAGCCGGTTTACCTGTACGCTAATGATGCCCGGTCATCATTACGTCGTGAGCGTAAAAAATCACAGCCGTTCCGGTATAAAGTGATTACTCCCGATGCAGTGAAAGCCGACAGCAGGGTTGAAATCAGCCCCCTGACCTCCCAGCAGCTAAATTTTCTTAAAGATGTTTATCTGGCAAAAGGTATCAACCACAAAAACGGCATGATCAATTTCGGCGTGTTTATAGACGGAATGCTGGCTGGTGCTTTCATTTTTTCCCTGTCTCAGTACGGGGACAAAATACACCGTATCTACATGTTAAGTGACTTCTCAACGACCAGGATGCGACGGATTTCCAAACTCATTCCCATGCTGGCCACCAGTCGTGATGTCATTAACGTCGTCAACCGTAAGTACATGATCGACATCCGCTCGGTAAGCACCACGGCATTCACCCGTAACCCCGTTTCAATGAAGTATCGGGGGATCTTTGAGCTGGTCAAACGTGGAGAGGGATTTCTGAATTATGAGTCTGCAGTAAGAGAAGAGACAGTGCAGGAAATTTATCTCACCTGGTACAGAAAATATGCCGCTTGATACCGAAATTATCACCGTCGAACCAAAAAGCCTCCGGCTGCTGGAAAAAAATGCCCATTATATGGAGCCGACCGAATTTGAAAGACTGGTTGAAAACATCAGAAATGATGGTGTTCTGACCAGTACGCCGGTTGTATACCAGGGTACAGTGCTTTCCGGCAACCACAGGGTACAGGCGTCAATTAAGGCCGGACTGGACGTCATTCAGGTCATTAATATCCGGTCAGAACTGACAGAAGACCAGCAAAAAGCCATTCAGTTAAGTCATAACGCCATAAACGGAAAAGATGATAACAACCTGCTTCAGGAGTTGTTTGATTCTATCGACAGCCTGGATATGAAGCTCTATTCCGGGCTGACTGATGATGACTTCAAAATTACCGACCTTGAGGTGCAGACGCTTTCATTTGTTCAGCCATCCTGGGAAGACTTGGTGATTGCGTTCCTGCCGGAAGAAAAAGCCCTGTTTATTGAGGCGCTGGAAAAAATAGGGAAAAGGGCCAAAGACCGGCTGATTGTTGCTGGTCGTATCAGTGATTTTGACCAGGTGTTTAATGCCGTAATCAATGCCAAAAGCAAACTGAACATTATTAATACCGCCGAAGCGCTGAAAACGATGGCGGAGCTTGCGTTACAGAAACTTGAGGAAACAGAAGATGAACCAGAAGCCTGAGATGGATTTAGCGAAAGCGGAAGCGCTGGCTGCTATGCAGATGAAATCACAGCAGATTGCCTGTGCGATGGATATAGATCTGAACAAACTACGGGAAGATAAAGAACAATACGACACCTTCATGGCGGCAGTAAGTAAAGGCAGGGCAAAGGGAGAGGCGGAAATAAGAAGTCTGCTTTTTAAACGCGCAAGGGAAGGTGACAGCGTCGCAATTCGTGAGTTACTCAATTACAGGTAAGGATGGTGGTGAATGAGCAGACCGGACGAGAGCTCACTGAAAAGTGATTACTGCGCCGGGGTGCTTTCAATCCAGAAGGTTGCAGTAAAGCACAATATCGCCAAATCCACACTGATAGATATGGCGAAAAAATATCAGTGGGTGCGGGAAAAAAATCCGACCAAAAAATCCGACCAAAATGAAAATGGTCGGACGGGCGGTCGGGAAAAAAAATACCTTAAAAATTCAGATGAAAAAAATCCTGGAAATTTTCCATCTGATAACCGGTATAGCGATAGCGACTATACGTTCAACCCTGATGATTTCGGTATTTCAGAACAGCAGGGCGTTTTCGCTGAATATGTGGCAGCAGGTAAAAGCCTGGCAGAAGCCTACCGCCTTGCTGGCTATCAGGGAGAGAGGAATACAATCTATGTCAACGCCAGCCGGTTACTAAGAAATGCTAAGGTTTATCGCGCCATTAGCTGGCTGCGTGACAAGCGCCAGCGTCGGCTTGCTCTCACCGAAGAAGAAATTATTCACCAGCTTTCCGCCATTGCCAGTGCCGATCCCAGTGAAATTTCTCACATTCGCCGCGTGAACTGCCGTTATTGCTGGGGAAAAAAGCATCAATATCAGTGGCGTGATATGGATGAGTACCACGCTGCGCGCGAGAAGGCACTTGATGGTGAGATGCCTGAGTATGGCGGGATCGGTTTTTTTGATTCTGCGATCCCTAACCCTGAGTGCCCACGCTGTGGCGGAGAAGGCATTCCCGATCTTTATTTCGCCGATACAACCATGATTGACGGACCAGCCCGATGGCTGGTTGCCGGAGTCAGGCAAACCATGAACGGCATTGAGGTGAAAATAACCAGCCAGGAGGCTGCCCGCCGGGAGCTGTTGCGTATTCTGGAGCGGCGACTGGCCAGTAAACCGGAAGAGCCACAGATACCGGGAGAAGATTATCGTTTACAGGAGCTGACTCCTGATGAAGATGTACCCCCAAAGCCCGTCCTCTGACGAGGTGGTCAGACTCACGCCAAAACAGGCCAACATTTACGTCTGGGGCTGGCAGCCTGAAGCCCGTTTCCGTGATGCCGTATGTGGGCGACGTTTCGGTAAAACGTATCTGGGAAAAGCGGAAATTCGCCGGGCGGCACGTCTGGCACAAAAATGGCACGTCAGTATCGAAGATGAGATCTGGTACTGTGCGCCCACCCAGAAACAGGCCAAGCGTGTCTTCTGGCGGCGTCTCAAACAGGCCATTCCACCTGCATGGCGTGCCGGTAAGCCCAATGAAACCGAACTTTCCATTACGCTGAAAAGCGGTCACATCATCCGGTGTGTCGGTCTTAACAACTATGATGACTTGCGTGGTTCCGGCCTGTTCTTTGTTCTTATTGACGAATGGGCGGATTGCCCCTGGGCGGCATGGGAAGAAGTCATTCGCCCGATGCTTTCCACCTGTCGCTATGTTGTTGATGGTGCGGAACGGGAACGGGTTGGCGGTCATGTGCTACGTATTGGTACGCCCAAAGGGTTTAACCACTGCTATGACACCTGGCTGGACGGTCAGGAAGGACGGCAGCCAGACCACAAAAGCTGGCTGTATACGTCGGTTCAGGGCGGGAATGTTCCGCAGGAAGAAATTGACGTTGCCCGCCGCAAAATGGACCCGCGAACATTTCGCCAGGAATATGAAGCCAGCTTTGAAAATTACCAGGGCGTTGTCTATTACTGCTTCGATCGCCGGGAAAATCATACTGACATTGCGGTACAGCCCGGTGATGCGTTGCATATCGGGATGGACTTCAACGTCGGGAAAATGGCTGCGGTGGTTTACGTTCTCCATGACGGCCTGCCGTATGCCGTGGATGAGTTTATGGATGTCTTTGATACTCCCGCCATGACAAAGGCAATCAATGAACGCTATGGCGAAGGCGGTCATTCCATTACCATTTATCCCGACGCCAGCGGTAAAAACCGACAGACCAGTAATGGGCTGACGTCAGACATTGCATTGCTGGAGCAGGCCGGGTTTGACGTCTGTGTGAATAACAGCAACCCGGCAGTGAGAGACCGTATTAATGCCATGAACGCCATGCTGTGTAATACCGTCGGTGAGCGGCGTTTACGCGTGAATACTACCCGATGCCCGCGCTTCACACAGTGTCAGGAGCGCCAGATCTACAATGACAAAGGCGAGCCGGACAAAAAAGCCGGTTTTGACCATGCCAACGATGCCGGAACCTACCCCATAGCTTATCTGTTCCCGGTTAACGCGCCAGCAGGCGATATCGAAATAGGATTCCTGTACTGATGAGCGACAGTAATATTAACTACAGACATCCGGCATACAACGAGTTTTTGCCGGAATGGCAGATGGTCGGCGACTGCGTGGACGGTGAGCGGGCTGTCAAAAAACAGCGCGAGAAATACCTTCCACATCCGGGTGACGAAGGTCAGAACAGCGAACAGGATCGGGAGCGCTATAAGGCGTACCTGAAACGGGCACCGTTTATCAATGCTACCGGAAGAACATTAACCGGACTTATCGGTATTGCATTCAGTAAACCCGTTAAAATCCAGCTTTCCGGGAAACTGACCGTCATAGAATCGGACTCTGATGGCGAAGGACAGCCGCTCACACAGTTAATCCGGGATGCCCTGAGCCAGAATCTGCAACGGGGGCGGGCGGGAATACTGTCAGATTATACCTCCGGTGGCACTCAGACGGTTGCGACGGCGGGGCGCCCTGTTATCCGGCTGTTCACAGCGAAACAAATTATCAACTGGCGCGTCACAAACAATAAAACGTCACTGGTGGTACTGCACTATCAGGAACCGGTGGACGATCCGGACGCATTTGAACTGATTATGATGAATTTCTGGCTGGAGCTGCGTCTTGTTGGTGGTTTTGCCATGTCAAGAAAATGGCGGGAAAGCGATGAAGGCATTCAGGCACATGAGTGGGTTGAGCTGAAAGATGCTGACGGTAAGCGTCTGGAAGAACTGCCATGGGCATGGATTGGTGCTGTTAATAACGACCACACGCCGGATGCGCCGCCGCTGGCGGATATCGCGTACATCAATATAAAACACTACCAGGCTGAGGCTGATATTGCTGAAATCGCACATACCGTAGGACAGCCAACGATTGCCGTATCAGAAGTTTCTCAGCAGTGGGCGGATAAGTACCTTAAAAGAGTGAAGGTGGGGGTCAGAAATGGCCTTGTGTTACCTGTGGGTGGAAAGGTAACTATGGTGCAGGCAGAAGACCGCAACCTGCCCCTCACCGTTGCCGAACGGCGCGAAAAACAGATGGCAATGCTGGGCGCTAAACTGGTGGAGCGTAATACTTCCGCAAGAACCGCAACACAGGCCAGTGATGAAGCCCGGACCGATAACTCTGTATTGTCGTTATGTGCCGGGAATGTTGAGCAGGCAGTTAACCGGGCGCTGTCTTTCGCTGTGGCGTTCGCAGGGAGCGGTGACGGGAAGATTGAACTGAACAAGCGCTACGAGTTGTCACAACTGGATTCAGCCTCACTGACGGCAATGATGGCGATGGTGCAGTCAGGGCAGATGCGGCTGATTGATTTTATTCGCTATCAGCAAAGTATCGGCCTTATCGACCAGCAGGAAAAGCCGGAACATATTGAAGATGAACTGCGTAATGACGGGGTTGACCTGACGGGTGGCGATGATGGCAACGGTGAATGAGCGTCTGCTGGATGAGTCCATCGCCCACGCGCTGTACCTGTCGCGGTATTCAACGGGAACCGCCAGAAAAATGGTTAAGCTGCTCAATGACAGTGACAAAGAACTCTCCGCGCGGTTGCTGGTCGCCCTGGAAGACGTGGATGCTGACAGCCTGACGGTCCAGCGACTTAATACCCTGTTGCGGGATGTCCGACAGTTTAACCGTCTGACGTTTGAGCGCGTTTTTTCCGCTCTGGGTACGGAATTGCAGGATTATGCCTCACATGAGGCGGAATATCAGTACGACTTACTCAGTCATCTGTTGCCGGATATCGTGACGGAACGTTATCCACTGACGGGGCTGTCGCCGTACCAGGTGTATTCGGCGGCGATGTCCAGACCGTTTCAGGGGCGGTTGCTCAGCGAATGGGCCGATAATATCGCTGATGACCGTATGACCCGTATCAACAATGCCGTCCGGCTGGGGTATCTCAACGGGGATACCACTGAACAGATTGTCCGGAAAATTCGCGGGAGTCGGGCCAGGCAGTATAAGGACGGCATCATTGAGTCAGGGCGACGGAATGTCACGGCGGTTGTGAAAACGGCTGTCGGGCATATGGCGGCAGTTGCGCGGGATGATTTCGCCAGTGCTAATGATTCAGTCATTAAGGGCAAACGCTGGGTGTCTACCCTGGATTTACGCACCACGCCGGGCTGTATTATCCGCGACGGACGGCAATATACCGTCGACAATAAACCTGTGGGACACCATATTCCCTGGCTACAGGGACCCGGGCGTCTGCATTTTTGCTGTCGAAGCGTATACACCTTCATCACAAAAACATTCCGTGAAATGGGTATTGATATTGATGAAATACCGGAAGCAACCCGCGCCAGTATGGACGGGCCCGTTCCGGCGGGTATCACCTATGTTGAGTGGATACAGCGACAGCCCCCGGCTCGTCAGAAGAAAGTGCTGGGTGCGACACGGGCAAGGTTGATTCAGAATGGTGGCATGAAACCGGATGAATTTTTCACCGACCGGGGGGAATGGATGACGCTGGAAGAGCTGAAGGAAACCGACTACCAGGCGTTCGCTGATGCAGGCGTCGCCTGACAAACGAATGATATTTACCACGGGCTGCCATATGGCGGCCTTTTTTATTCACTGCGATCGGGGATCGCACCATCACAACGGGGTTGATGATGACACTGAAATTCAGGATCACAAAAGAAGAGTTTGACGCGTTAACGGAAGAGCAACAGGCGCTGTACGGCGAATCAGGCGAGGGCTATCAGATTGCCATTGAAGGAATGCCGGATACATCAGCACTGGATGGACTGAAGCTGAAAGTCGAAGAGCTACTGTCGGAGAAAAAAGCCGAGCAGAAGAAACGTGAAGAGGCTGAGGCCGAAGCCGAAAAAGAGCGCCTGGAAAAACTGAAGAAATCCGGTGACATCGAGTCACTCGAAAAATCCTGGCAGGAAAAGCTGGAAAAAGCCGAACAGGACAGCAGGGCGAAAATTGATGCGCTGAACGCCTCCATTCACAAAATGCTGGTTGATAACGTGGCGCTGGATTTAGCCACCTCTCTGTGTGGTGAGGCTGCCCCTGTCATTCTTCCACATCTCAAAACGCGTCTGACCGTGGAGACCGATTCTGACGGCAACCCGGTAACGCGTGTGGTGGACAGCGCCGGTAAACTCAGCGCGGCGTCACTGGACGATCTGAAAAAAGAGTTTACCGAGAACAAACTGTTCTCAGCCCTGATTATTGATTCCAGAGCCAGCGGAACCGGGGGTGACGGTGGTGAAAAGAAACCTGACGCCGGGGGCGAAAGGCAGAAGAAAACAACCGTGACGGGCGATCCGATGGTGGATGCTGCCCGTGAAATTATTGGTAACATGAATAAGGATTAACTTCCATGAGCTTAGTTATTTTTGAAACCCAGGTCTCCACGGCGGCGACGGAGCTTATTAACCAGCAGGTGCAGGAGTTCAACGCCGCTTCCGGTGGTTCGCTGGTGCTCAGCAATGGAGATCACATCGGTGATTACATTGAGAGAACAAGCTGGCAACTGATTGGCGGGCTGGCGCAACGCCGTAATGCCTATGGCTCCGGTACGCTGACGCCGCAGGAGCTGGGGCAAATCCTCGACCGCATGGTGAAAATCGACGGTCGCGTGGGGCCAATCACCGTGACGCCGACCATGATGAAACGTCTGGGCAAGGATGTTTCAGAGGCCGCTGCTGTTGTGGCCGCACAGGCGGCAACTGCCATGATTCAGGATTACCTGAATACCGTGGGGTCTGCCCTGAAGACGGCTATCTCCACCAATAAAAAGGCGGTAACGGACCTGTCAGGCGCGAAAAACAGTCCGACCTCGCCGTCACTGCGTGGGCTGAACAAAGGCACCCGCCCGTTTGGTGATGCTTATTCCCGCCTGATTGCCTGGGTGATGACCGGCGCGGCATTCAATGATTTCACTGACGAATCGCTGAACAACGCCGAGCGCCTTTTCCAGATAGGCAACGTCACTATCAAGCGGGACAGCATGGGGCGTCGCTTTGTCATTTCTGACATTCCGGCACTGATGGATGGCAATCTCCAGCATATTCTGGGGCTGACGCTGGGAGCCGGGGCCGTTCAGACCGCGCCACTGAGCATGAAGGCACAGGATGTGCTGGGGCAGGAAAACCTCAAGGCGCTGATGCAGGGTGAGTACGACTTCACTATCGGTATCAAAGGCTACCAGTGGGCAACGGACAAGATTAAGTCACCGACCAATGATCAGATTTCCGCTGCCGCAAACTGGAGCCAGATTGCAACGGATGTGAAGGACACGGCGGGCGTTATCGTTACGTTTGGTGAAAGAGCCGCAGCGTCATCCGCTTCGGCATAACTCTCAGGGAGCTTCGGCTCCCTTTTAGTTCCGGAGGCTATTTTGATTGTAACCGATCTGACATCAGACAGTGTCGACAGTTATGCCGGGGTGGACGATCTTCGCCGTTATGCAGGATTACGTGGATATACAATCCCGGAGGACGATGCGTCCTGTGAAAAACTTCTGATTAAAGCAATGGATTACCTTGCCGGTCTGGACTGGTGCGGGGAAAAATCAGAGCAGAGCCAGCCACTGGACTGGCCGAGACGTGGTGTTTGTGTGAATGGCGCTATTCTGCAGGACGGGTTGTTACCAAAACGGGTTGTTGATGCCCAGTGTCGCCTGGCGGTGGAAGCGCAGATAGTTGATTTACAGCCCACGCTCAATGGAGAATCCGACATTCTCAGCGAGAGTATCGCGGGGGCCGTTGCGGTCACTTACAATCCTGATTCGGCAGGAACGCCGCCGTCATTTCCGTGGCTTGATACCATTCTGCGGGGACTGGTACACGATACCGGGGGGATTAACTTTGATGTTATGCGGGGGTAATTATGCCGTATGACTATTCACGGCTTAAAAACCGGGGAACGGCGCTGATAAAAAAATACGGATATTCGCTCTCGCTGGTGCGTCCGGCGAAATCCGGCATAGATCCGGCGACGGGGGATCGGTTGTCTGACACAGTGCAACAGATATTCAGCGTAAACGGCATTGATCAGCAATACAAACAGTCCGAGATTGACGGGACGCTGATACGGGCAGGCGATAAAAAAATACTGCTTACCGCGGAAACCGCGCCGGAACAGGGTGACTATCTGACTGATGGTTTTTCCCGCTGGAACATTATCACCATCACGCCTGTAAAACCGGCAAATGATGTTCTTCTGTACTCACTACAGGTGAGGCTGGGGGGGCAGTATGGGATTCGCGGATAAAATTCACCAGTTTTCCGTCGACGTACCTGAGCAGATTTCCGGCACAGCAAAAAAAATTACTGTCGATTTCTTTTCTGGTGTGATCCGGGATACGCCGGTTGATACGGGGCGTCTGCGGGGCAACTGGCAGTGTACAACAGGAGAGCCCGCCTCCGGCGCACTCGATATAACGGATAAGCGAGGGCAGGAAACCATTAACAAAATGGTACAGACGGTGGATTCTGCGAAGGGTGACTTTGTGGCGTACCTCACCAATAACCTGGCATATGCGGCGGTGGCGGAGTTTGGCCTGTGGAAGGATAAAGACGGCAAGCCTGCTAACGGACCAAAGACCACACACGGCTACTCAATACAGGCCCCTTCCGGTATGGTCGGGCTGAATGTGTCGCGTATTAACCTTCATATAAAACAGGCTATAGCGGAGATGAAAAGGCCATGAAAGACATCTCCACCGCACTGCGTACCCGTATGCAGGAGGCCGCAGTATCGCTTAATCTTCCGGTCGCCTGGCCACTGGAGGCATTCACCCCGCCGGACGGGGACTGGCTTGAATTTATCTTTTGTCCGGCGTCTGATGCGCCGCTGTCGCAGGGACCGGGAGGACTGAACACTGTCGCGGGTTTCATCAGAATAACCGTTCATTGTAAACAGCGGGAGGGCGTCAGTTCAGACGCCCTTTTTTATGGCGACAGACTGAGAGCCTTTTTCACCACAGGCACGACGCTCACCTGTAATGGCACTCGCGTCACCCTGAGAAATCGTGACTACAACGGCCCGTTACCCGTCGCGGGTCATGTTGTCTGGATACTGACCGTCTACTGGTCATCTTACGAATTACGGAGTTAACGCTATGACAGCACCGATTGTGGCCAGCTCAAAGCAGGTCAGCTATTACTATGTACCGGAAATGGTCGAAGGGGAAACCCCCGCAAACCCGGCTTTTATTCGCATACCCAAAAAGCCCGGAGAATTAACCCTGAAACGGGAGACGTTCACGTCTGAACAGGTACGCGGAGACCGCCAGACAGCGACGCTGGGCTATGGCGCGGAAAGTGTCGACGGTACGCTTGAAACTGAGTTTGCCTTTGCTGATTTTGATTTCCTGCTTCAGGCGGCATTGTGTGATGACTGGCAGAACGATGTACTGAAGGTCGGGCAGGTGAAAAAGCCGTTCACCGTTGAGCGCGTACAGAACGACCTCAAAAAATACCGTCGTTTTACTGGTTGCCTGGTGAACGCTTTAGATTTGAGCGTTGCTCCTAATGCCATCGTTTCCGCCAGTTTTGCGCTGATGGGAGCAACCGCGACCTATGGCGACGCCGCACTTTCAGGGGCCACTTACAAAGAGCCGGCCAATAACGATCCGTTCGACTCAACGGGCGAGAATGTGGCGCTGAAAGCGCAACTGAAAATCAACGGCAAGCCCAGCAACGTAGTCACCTCCATCAGCCTGAAACTGGATAACGGCGTTGCGCAGGCTCACGTCGTCGGTCTGCGTGCAGTTGCGACAACCGGGCTGGGTAATTCTTCCGTCACTGGTTCGCTGGCGTTTCTGTATACAGGCGATGATATTTCCGGTTTGTTTATCAACCGCGAAGACGTGTCGCTGGAATTCACACTCAGCGGGAAAGGCGGTTCATATACTTTCCTGTTGCCGCGCATCAAACTGACCAGTGAGTCTCCCGGCGAGCAGGATGTCTTCACCATCATTAACTCCGATTTTCAGGCACTGCTTGACCCGGCAACCGGAACCAACCTGCAAATCACCCGCAAAGCCGATACTCCGTCTCAGACCGCACATAATGACACCCTGTCAGTACAAGGATAATCCCCGATGAAAATTTCTGATTTTGCCACCCGTCAACGAGCCAACCAGGGCGAAAAAATGTTTCTGTCACTGCCGGACGGCACAAAGACCAAAGAATACCTGATTGTACGCGGCGTGGATTCTGACGCCTACAACCAGGCCCGCAGTGAAGCCAGTCGTCGGGTGTTCTCGCTGAAAGAAGACGCCGATCCGTCTCCGGTTGTGGAAGAGAATCGTATTAATCTGATGGTGAGTCTGGTTGCCGGGTGGTCTCTGGAAGAGGAGTTCAGTGAAACCCATCTTCGCGAACTGCTGAAGGAATGCCCGCAGATTGGAGATCAGATTAACCAGTTTGCGGCTAACCGCGCGGAGTTTTTCAGAAAAAAGCCGGAGAAATCCTCAATTATGGCCGACACCAGAAAAAACTGAGTAAAAAACAAAAGGACGGAAAAACGCTGGGGGAACATTGCCAGCAGGCCGTGAAAGCCGGAATAACGCCGGATATTCTCGTCAACGCCCCGGCACTGCCCGCCGGGGCAGAATACCTGTGGGAATGGTTTATCACCCTGACGCGTGGAAGTGCCGGAGAAGTGACGTACAGCGAAATAAAGGCCTGGTCAGAACTGACAGGAATCATCCCCACGGCTGATGAGGTGGGGGTGATAATCGATCTTGCGGTAATATTTGCTGAAGTCTGACCACGCTGCCGTTGAGTGAAGTTTCAGACCAGGCTCTAATGATTCAGCGTCAAATTGCAGCGGTCTGTAATGGCGTTATGTGGGGCTGTTTATGCTTACGGGCTTTAGCCAGATCAAAGTTAAGTTGCATGGCAAGCCATGCTTTAGCGGTGCTCACACCCGCCATTTCGAGCCTTAACGCCAGATCGGGGCTGATAGCCGCATGGCAGTTAAGTACACGCGACAACGCAGCGCGGGACATGCCAAGGCGTGTTGCGGCCTCAGTAACAGATAATCCAAGGTCAGCTATTACATCTTCACGCAATATTTCGCCAGGGTGTACAGGGTTCTTCATCATAAGTTAACTCCGTTAGTGATAATCGAGGTAGTCGCTCTACATCGCTATCTGTGAATCGAAAAGTTACGCGCCAGTTACCATTCACCCACACAGACCTGTGGCCTTTCATGTCTCCTTTGAGTCGGTGCAACTTAAAGGATGGGACTTTAACGTCAGCAGGGGACGAGGCTACTTCAAGCAGAGATAAAATACGTTTCAACTTTGGCGCATGTTCTGCCTGAATGCCTTTTGTGCTTTCAGTTTTACAGAACAATTCCAGTCCGTTATGTCTGAAACTTATTATCATCCTTCTGTGCCCTGTAACGTTGCACTATACAATTATTTTAATGCAGATACCCTGCCAGTCAAGTAATAAGGAGTCCGACAATGGCAGACGAAATAGCCAGCCTCGTGATTAAGGTTGAATCAGGAGGCATCAATAAAGCCACTGACGCACTCAATAACCTGGCAAAATCCGGCCAGCTTGCCGGGGATGCCGCCGGCTCATTGTCAGATGCATGGGGCGGACTTGGTAAAAGTGCGCAAACGGCAACCGGCTATCAGGACAGGTACGTACAGAGCGTTAACCGTTATCTGCGACAGGAGAAGGAAGCGCAGAAGCAGACCCGGTTAACGTCGGAAGAGTGGAACAAGCAGAATGACGCACTTCAGGAGTTACTCGGACAGATTAACCCACTGATTGGCGCGTTCGGGCGACTGGATGAAGCAGAGAGGAAGTTACAGGGTTTCCATAAGTCCGGCCTTCTGGATGCGGGCGACTTTAAGGAATATACCGCACAGATTAATAAAATGCGCGCTGAACTGGAAGCAGCAGCACATGCCCGGACTGAACAGGGACGGGCAGAAGCGAGAGCGGCCCGTGAAGCCGCTGCCGTGGAGAAAGCCGCCACCGTTGCCAAACAGTCGTTTATCGACAGGCTGAAAACCGAATCCGAAACGCTGGGAATGACGTCTCACCAGTTGCTGGAGTACAAAGCGGCACAGCTTGGGGTGACAAAGGAAGCGCAGCCCTACATTGCGAAACTTAAAGCCGCAGAAGCTGCCACAGAATCACTGGGCCTGAAAAGTGCGGCAGCACGGCGCGAGCTGGGGGTACTGGTAGGGGAACTGGCACGAGGAAACTTTGGTCAGTTGCGTGGCTCAGGTATCACGCTGGCGAACCGTGCCGGATGGATAGACAAGTTGCTCACTCTTCGGGGGCTGGGCATTGCGGGCGTTATTGGCGGAATTGGTGCCGCTGTCTATGCGCTGGGTAAAGCCTGGTACGAAGGTTCTCAGGAAGCGGTCGAGTTTAACAAACAGCTTATTCTGACGGGCGGCTATGCCGGAAAAACTGCAGGGCAATTGCAGGATATGGCCCGCGCATTAGCCGGTAATGGCGTCACGCAGCACGATGCGGCGGGCGTGCTGGCGCAGGTAGTGGGGAGTGGCGCATTTTCTGGTAGTGATGTAAACATGGTGGCGCGTACCGCAGCCAGAATGCAGGAGGCCGTTGGTCAGTCGGTTGATGAAACTATCCGCCAGTTTAAACGCCTGCAGGACGATCCGGTGAACGCGGCGAAGGAGCTGGACAGGACACTGCACTTTCTGACCGCCACCCAGCTTGAACAAATCAGGGTGCTCGGTGAGCAGGGAAGAACGGCTGACGCCGCGAAAATCGCCATGTCCGCATATTCGGAAGAGATGAACAAGCGCATGACGGATGTCCACAATAACCTTGGCTGGGTTGAAAGCGCATGGAATGCCGTGGGCGATGCGGCGAAATGGGCATGGGATCGGATGCTTGATATCGGGCGGGAAGACACTCTCGATGAAAAAATAGCGCAATTACAGAAAAAAATCAGCAATGGTGGTACGCAGGTCGGTAAGGCGTTTATCCCTGTAACCCAGAAGGACAGGGATAACCTTGCCGCGCTTCTGGAAGAAAAGTTTCAGAAGGAACTGCAGGATGCAAAGGACAAGGCTGAGCGTGATTATCAGGAAACGCAGAAGCGCAGGAATAAAGAAAACACCGCGCTTGATCATGATAACGAAACGGAGGAGATGCGTCATAAGAATAAGATCGACTGGATTAAGTCACAGGAATATGCCGACGCCTCAAAGCGTAATGCCGCACTGGAGCGCGAAAACGAACGTCATAAAAAGGCGATGGAGCGCCAGACGAAAAAGCCGGGCGCTTACCACGACGACGAAGCAACCCGTCTGCTAACTCAGTACCGCGAAAAACAGTCTAAGTTGCAGGGAGAACTGGACAATTCCCGCCTTTACAGCAACCAGAAACTCACCGAGTCCGAAAAAGAGCTTCTGGCACTGGAAACGCGCATTGCCGGGATGAAGGGAAAAGCCCTTACCGCGGCAGATAAAAGCATCCTTGCTCGCCAGAAGGAACTGGAAGCGATTCTGGGGATTAATGCGGGAATAGAGAAACAACTCCGTAATCAGGAAGCGTTAAACAAGTTGCAGGAGAAAGGCGTTCAACTGGCTCAGCAGCACCAACAGCAGCTTGAACAACTCAGGGCTAAAGGTGAGTTTGACGTTGCCTCAATGGGAATGGGGAGCAAGGAACGCCAGCGGGCGCAGGAAGAGTTCAGCCTCAGACAGCAATTTGCCAGCAAAATGAGGGAAATCAATAGTGTTGCTGAGCATGATGGCACTTATGGCTCACCAGAGCATCTGGCGCTGGTTACTGCAAATGCTGCTGCTCTTAACGAGCAACTGGTTCAGATGAAGAAGAACTACGCGAATATTGATGCGGCGCAGGGGGACTGGGTAAACGGCTTTTCAGCAGCATACCAGGATTTCATGGCTCAGGGTGCCGATGTTGCGGGAATGACAAAGCAGGTATTCGGTAACGCCTTTAATGGTATGACTGACGCACTGACGCAGTTTGCGCTGACAGGCAAAATGAATTTTAAAAGTTTTGCTGTTTCGGTGCTGACTGATCTGGCGAAGATGGAAGCCCGTATAGCCACCTCAAAAGCGCTGGGTATGCTGATGAACTGGGGAATGAGTGCGCTGGGTATTGGCACGGCTGGAGGGGCAGCTTCCGGTGTTGGTTCAGGTACGGCAATACAAACAGCCGCGGCAAACTGGAGTCCTTTTGCAAAAGGCGGTGCTATTTCGTCACCAGACCTCAGCATGTACAGCGGTCAGATCCTGACTCAGCCGACATTCTTCAGGTTTGCCCGTGGTGGCGTTGCCGGAGAAGCTGGACCCGAAGCGATTCTTCCGCTTGCCCGTGACAGTCGTGGTTATATGGGCGTGCGTCTTGCTGATAAAGGTGGAAAACAGCTACTTCCCCCGATTCAGATCACCGTGACGCAGCACATTGACCAGCGTGGAACTGACCAGAAAGACCATGCGGCAGCGCAGCGTAATAATCAGCAACTGGCAAAACTGGTGAGCGACATGGTGGATATGAAAGTAAACCACGCGCTGAATAACGCCATGCGGGATGGCGGAAAACTGGCAGGGGTACGCTGATACTGGCGCACCCCTGCCAGGTTAATCAATAAACGAAGCAGGGGATATACCAAACCGGGATGACAGCTTTTTGATGTGGTCAACGCTGAGATTGCGCTTTCCGTTCAGTACGCGGGATACCATTGATTTAGAACCGATTTCATTTTGAAAATCAGAAGTGGTTAATTTGTACTGATCCATGAGCGTCCGCAGAATCGCAAGACCCGCTGGGATAGCATTCATTTCTTCACGGAGCGCAACGATTTCAGGCTGACCGTCTTCATAGGTACGAATTCGATTACAGACGATATCCAGCAAAGGGCTACCCGGATTCTCCATTAACAGGTGTTCGACAAGTTCCAGGGCCTCTTCGTAATCTTTCTCGTCAGGGTTATCTCCCAGAAGAGGAACGGCAGCTATAAGGGCATTGGTCGCTTTAAGTGCGTCGGCAACGATCATTATCTTTTCCCCTTTGTACGGTGTTGAGAAGTAAACCTGTCGTACTCACTATGGTTGAATACGTGGCGAATATAAAACATCTGACTCTCGAAAAAAATAATTGCGATAATTCTTATATTATTGTTTGCAATATCAATAACATAATGTTTATCCAGATATTTAAAATTATCCAGAGATGGATAGATTTTTTTCAGATCTTCGGGGGTAGGGCAATTACCTTTCTCTATATTCCGACCAAACTGTAGAAGCTCTTTTTTATACTGAGGGTATCTGTTAACTGCTTCATGGATCGCTTTCATTGAGATAAGGTGCATTGCGTTTATTCCGTTGTCTATATGTAAATATAATACCATAAGTTGCCAATGTGTCAACTTATAAATAGCGTATAAGCAGGGGTATCAATGAGAACATTTAACTGGCCTGTAGACCAGACGTTGCAGGTGAAGGTCGCTCCACGCGTCAAAGTCGTCAAATTTGGTGATGGCTACGAGCAGCGAGCACCGGATGGACTGAATACTGACCTGCGAATATACACCGTTAAGTTCAGCGCGGAATCAGCAGATATTAATCTGATAGACAAGTTCCTCACTGAACATGCCGGGTATCAGGCGTTTGTGTGGGTGCCACCAGATAGCTACAAAACGGGAAGGTATAAGTGCGCGGAGTGGAGTAAGGAGGTAAACGGCTTGTGGGATACGCTGACGGCAACGTTTGAGCAGGTGGTGGTTTGAGTTGAAATTAATTTTAACACTTTGTAATCAAAATACTAACAATAATGCTGTTTCAGGTCTTTTTGCAGGTGATAGCGTTCGCCTGTCTTCACAGGACACCTGTTCATATGAATAGTTCAGTGGCGAGGAATAAAAAATGAAAAAATTCGCAGTGGCAGTAACCGCAGTGGCCGGAGCCGTAATGGCAGCAGGAATGGCTAATGCTGCGGAGATTTATAATAAAGACGGGAATAAGCTTGACCTCTACGGAAAAGTTGATGGTCTTCATTATTTTTCAAGCGATAAAGACAAAGACGGTGATCAGTCTTATATGCGTCTGGGTTTTAAAGGCGAAACACAGATTAATGATCGGGTGACAGGGTATGGTCAGTGGGAGTACCAGATTAACACCAACCGCCCGGAAGACGGAGATACCAGCAATACTCCACAAAGTTATACCCGTCTGGCTTTTGCCGGACTGTCGTTTGGTGATGCTGGTTCCATTGATTACGGTCGTAATTACGGTGTTCTGTACGATATTGGCGCATGGACTGATATGCTGCCTGAGTTTGGTAATGACTCCTATGAAAATTCAGATAACTTCATGACCGGTCGGGCCAACGGGTTACTGACTTACCGTAATAATGGTTTCTTTGGCCTTGTTGATGGTCTGAATTTTGCCCTCCAGTATCAGGGGAAAAATGACGGCAAAAGTCGTGAATCTGAAGACTGGAGCGCATCCGGCTGGGGTGGTACTAAACTTAGTAATAATGCCCGTGATGTTGCTCACCAGAATGGCGATGGATTTGGTATATCGACAACCTATGATATTGGTATGGGTATCAGTGCGGGTGCAGCATATACTGCGTCAAATCTGACATCTGAGCAGAAATGGCGTTATGGTGACAATGACGGAGGCAGTAAAGCGGAAGCCTGGACGGCTGGTCTTAAATATGATGCTAACGATGTTTATATTGCTGCAAACTACACTCAGACACGTAATATGACATTTGTTGGTATTGCCAAAGACAGCCTTATCGGAAGAAATGACGAGGCTAAGGAAGATTATGGCGATTTTCTTCATAAGACTGATAACTGGGAAATTGTTGCACAATATCAGTTTGATTTTGGTCTGCGTCCTTCTGTTGCTTATCTGCAGTCGCGTGCCCGGAATACCGGCTATGGAGACTTTGATCTGGTGAAATATGCCGATGTTGGTGCTACGTACGACTTCAATAAAAATATGTCCGCATATGTTGACTATAAAATCAATCTGCTGAAGGCTGATAACCCGGCAGGTCTGAATACAGACAACATTGTGGCTACCGGTCTGGTGTATCAGTTCTGACAGAACTGTATACCGGAACAGGCGGAGCAAAATAACCCTCGTTCTGCCTGTGCCACTACGAGAGTACTAAGGTACTTTACTTTCATTTTATTAATCCTTTTTCATTTTTGAATATATGGACGCCGAATGGCGTCCTTTTTTATGGGTGAATATTATGCAGGATATACCACAGAGCACCCTGAACGAGACCACGAAAGCGGAGCAGTCCGCGAAGGTGGATTTGTGGGAGTTTGATTTAACCGCGATTGGTGGTGAGCGTTATTTTTTCTGTAACGAACCGAATGAAAAAGGTGAACCAGTGACCTGGCAGGGGCGGCAGTACGAGCCGTACCCGATACAGGCACAGGATTTTGAGATGAGCGGTGAAGGGCCGTCACCACGGGTAACGCTTGTCGTCTCCAATCTCTTTGGTCTGGTCACGGGCATGGCGGAGGATCTTCAAAGTCTCGTCGGCGCGTCAGTGGTTCGCCGCCAGGTCTACTCGCGATTTCTGGATGCGGTGAATTTTGAAAACGGCAACCCGGACGCTGACCCGGAGCAGGAAGCCGTTTCACGGTACAGTGTGGAGCAACTTTCTGATCTGACTGCATCGACCGCAACATTTGTCCTGAGTTCACCGGCGGAAACTGACGGTTCCGTCTTTCCGGCGCGTATCATGCTGGCGGAAATCTGTACATTTGATTACCGGGGAGAGGAGTGCGGGTATAACGGCCCGCCCGTGGCTGATGAGTTCGATAAACCCACAGCCGACCCGACCAGGGATAAATGCAGCCATTGTATGAAGGGATGCACCCTGCGCAACAACGTTCAGCGGGCAGGTTTTTTCGCCTCCATCAATAAACTGTCTTAACAGGTTAACAGCTTGGCAGGTTCCCATGATTAACGATGACATTCTGGCGCATGCCCGGCGGTGTGTGCCTGCGGAGTCGTGCGGTTATGTGGTCAGAACGGTGCAGGGTGAGCAGTATTTACCGTGTAAAAATCTGTCTGCTGAACCCACGATGCATTTTCGTCTTTCTCCGGAGGATTACCTTAGTGCACAGGCCAGCGGCGACATCGTGGCACTGGTACACAGTCATCCGGGTGATGACGGTCAGCCATACCTGAGCCCGGCGGATCGTACCCTCCAGATACAAAGCGGGCTGGACTGGTGGCTGGTCTGCGATGAGCGGATACACAAATTCCGCTGTGTGCCGCACCTGACCGGACGGCGGTTTGAGCATGGTGTGACGGACTGCTACACGCTGTTCCGGGATGCGTACCATCTGGCGGGGATTGACTTACCTGATTTTCACCGGGAGGACGACTGGTGGGGCAAGGGCAAAAATCTCTATCCTGATAACCTTGAGGGAAGCGGTTTTTATCAGGTCCACGCGGATAAAGCACAGCCGGGTGATGTACTGATTTGCTGCTTTGGTTCATCAACCGCTAATCATGCAGCGATTTACTGCGGGGATGGTGAATTACTGCACCACATCCCGGAACAGTTGAGTAAACGAGAGAGGTATACCGACAAATGGCAACGGCGAACACATTCGATATGGCGGCACCGCCAGTGGCACGAATCTGCCTTTACGGGGATTTACAACGATTTGGAAAGCGCATCAGCCT